GTTACGATCAATAGTCGAACTAACAAGCCGTTCCGTTACATCGGGTATGAAAGTACTTGGGATTGCGTCCGAGAGCGTATCATCAACAACATCGGTGGGTACTTGCGAATTTACGAATTAAACACTTCGCTCTATGTCGATTGGACTTCGAAAATTGGAGTTGAGAAGAGATCACCGATTCAGATTGGTAAAAACATCAAGTCGGCCAGTCGAGAGATTGATTTTGACGGGCTGGCCACCCAAATCATGCCTGTCGGTGGTGATATCCAAAAAGAGCAGGAAAATGAAGAGCAGAGCTCCGATGTGACACGGGAACAAGTCACTATTTGGAGTGTTAACAATCATAGTGTTTTTTTAGAAGATAAAGAGCTGGTCAAAGAGTTTGGAATTATCCGCAAGCCAGTTATCTGGACAGAGATTGATAATCCCAGCGTCCTGCTGTCTCGTGGTAAGCAATATTTGAGAAATCAAAAGATTGCACTAGCAAAATGGACAATCTCAGCAGTTGAGCGTTACTTGATTGATGACCGCTACGATAAGTTTGAAATTGGAAATAAGCATCCGATTATCAACGCACCGCTCTCTGGTATCGAAACTTTACAAATTTTAGAGAAGAAGATTGATATACTGAATCCACAGTCAGTCGACTTAACCATTGGTTCACAGTCTCAATCTCTTGCAGCTTATCAGTTGCAATCGCAAGAGGCAGAAAACTCTATTGAGCGTGTTAAACAGAATGCTTCGATTGATGAGAAGGCTAAGCGTCTGACAGCTCTACGGAGTCAACTTGCGTCGCTTAAAATCAAATCTAGTACAGCACCAAAAGCACCTACGGCACCGAAACCGCTCGCTTCAAATGCAAGTGCTGAAGAGACCGCAGCTTACACTAAGGCTTACGCTGATTATTTAACGGCTAAAGCTAGCTATGATGACCAGGTATCTGCATATAATGAAAGTGAACAAGAACGCAATAAATCTATCAAGGATATTGAAGCTGAAATTGCCAAATTAGAAAATGAATTAGGAGGAACTAACTAATGCCACAAACAGAAGCAGATGGGCGCTTGAATCTTTATGATGACGTGACGCCTTTAGAGCACACTGAAAGCATCAGTGTTATCACCAATGCGATTCGGAAAAAGACCAGAGGTGCAGACGTCCGAGAAGCCATGGCACGAGGCCTTGAAATCGCATATAAAGACGCTGCGATTGGCGGAAACACAGATATGGAAGTGGTTAAGTCAAGGGACACTTACAGCACACTTCCAGACCGACTCGACGACATTTCGAAGAGCGTTGATGAGAAAGCGAGCACGAAATGGGTTGAATCAAGACTTAATACCATTTCATCGAACGCTCCGAAAGCGGTTTTAGGCTCGCTAGAAGAGATTCAACGTACTTACCCAACGGGTGCCAACGGGATCATCGTGGCAAGCAATACTGGTAAGTGGTACTACTTCAACGAAGGTAGCAAACAGTGGAAAGAGGGCGGTGTCTACCAGTCTAGAGGTCTTAATGTCAATGAAGTGACAGCCGACAATGTCGACTTCACGGAATCTATTGAGCAATTATTAAGAGATAAAATTGACGGTTCAGTCTATCTCTGGGAGAACCAAATCAAAACTTGGTCTGCGAACACTTGGATTCGTTTTATGCCTTTCTCAATTAAGAAAGGACGCACGTACTACTTATCAAATATCCGTGGGATCTTCTCTTTCGCTATTTCGACAGACGGCAGTCGTCTTGTCAAAAAGTTTTCTGAAACAGATGTTTTAGTCACTACTGAGTACGTCCCAACAGAGGATTGCGTACTGTACGTATCGTCTAAAACTGATGAGAAAGCTAGAGTTTTCAACGCTTCGCTTGAAGACTTAAAAAAAGCAAACGTTGACTTTTCGAACTTGCCAGATGGGTACGTCTCCCTCAAAATTCCTAAATTGACGCTAGACGTCAAGCCCGAAGAGTTGAGCTTTGTTGACATTGTCAAGCAGCTTGTTGACGAGCGTTCTTTCACTGTCGGAAAGGCTTGGTCTGGAAGTGGAGATGGAACTTATCCAGCCTCAACGTGGGGGACTTACCCTAAAATCTACATGCAAGCTGGGAAAACTTACGGTTTAAGGAATGTCCGTGGGGTGTTTACTCACTATTTCGATATTTCTGGTAAAAAAATCAAGACGTTTTCAACAACGGATGTATTAGTTAACCAAGACTTTACACCCGATTCCAACGGGTACATCTTAATCTCTCGCTTGACTTCAGACGAGCCTACCAAAGTCATTCAAGGCGGTTTGGCTCAAGCTAGGTCTCTTGAGAACCTTGATTTTGGCTCTAGTGCAATTGCATCTAAGATTCCTTTTATAATGCCAGACACCTCAAAAGTGCAGTTTGGCTCAGATATCCTTGGTATCGATAGGACTCAAATGACGACAATTGCCAATTTGGGCTATATGAGTCCAACCAAAAAATGGGAGAAGAGTCGAGGGTTCATTGACACTATCGACGTCTACGTTAAGAGTGCTGGGACTTACAACTTTGCTATCGGGAATATCGATCAAAATGATTTGATTGTTTCCCCTCGAATTTTTCAGAAACAGCTTTCAGCTGGGTATAACACCCTGAACATTCGAGGAGAAGAGAGAGAGATTTTTTACGGTGAGCAGCTCTTCTTTGAATCAAGAGATAACACTGTCTACGCCTCGAAAGGGGAACACAATCTTATCCAGGACGCTCAGCACGTCACTAACAACGCTGGGTATTCTGGGAAGGTTATGTACGAAACAGGGCAAGCCATCCCTTTTACTTATCGAGTTGCCAACGAAAGTGCGGCTGAGAAAGCCGAAAGCTTAAAACAGCGAACTGATAAAATTGAGCCTGCTGTAGTTGGTTTGGAGCTTTTCAAGAAAACACCGACCATTACCAGTCCTAGCGGCAAGAGGTTCCGCTTGCTTGTCGACGACAACGGGAACTTGTCAACAGTTTCAAGCATTCCTAGCCGTGTAGCTGTGTTTGGTAACTCAATCTTGAGCCACCCTTGGCTTAAAGGTATGGGTATGGCTGCTAGTGCGCCAGATAAGGATTACTTCACTCTTGTCAAGAATTACATCTTATCTAAAAACCCTAGCGCAGTCGTAGAACGTGGTAATGGTGCAGACTGGGAATCTGACCCAAATAATCGTCGTGGAACGTTTGACAGCAAAATGAAGCAATCCTTAAGCAATGATACTGATATTGTCATTTTGCAATTTGGTGATAACTTGAATACTGACGAAAAACGAAAGAACCTTGAAACAGATATTCCTAATCTTGTGAACTGGATTAGGGCAGCATCTCCCAAGGCTCTAATCTACTGGGTAGGTATCTACTACGCTTCACCCGACTTTGTGGAAAGAATCAAGCGAATCTGCGAGCCGCTTGGCGTGACTTTTGTCGATATCTATCAGTACTCGAAAGATGCTAAGTACAAGTCAGAGATGGGTAAAGTATTGCGATTGCCAGACGGTTCTAATTACACAATTGATAATGCTGGTGTGGCTAGCCACCCAGGGGACTTAGGACACAAGGCCATTGCGGATGAAATCATCAAGAATCTCTTGTTCTAGATTGGAGGTAAAAGTTGAAACAACCAGATGGTATTTTTGAGCTCTTAAATGTTGTTCGTGACTTCTACGAGCACGGTATTGATGAGCACCCTTGGGTGGCCATTCTCATGGTGATTATTTTTTCGGATATCGCTGTGGGCGTGTCCAGAGCTTGGGCTTATCATGAGCTTTCAAGCTCAAAGTTCCGCAAAGGAGCAGTCAGCCACGGTTCTATGATTATATTCGTAGCTATATTCTATCCATTTGCCAATTTCATGAATTTGACGAGTATCGTTGATACATTCATCTTCGCTATGATTGCAGCTTACGGCTCTAGTATTTTGGCCAGCCTATCGGCTCTAGGGGTGGAAATCCCGTATATCGACAAATACATTAAGAAAAACATTGATAAAGAGAAGTTCTTTTTAAAAGAAGAAAAGGAGAATAATGACAATGATTAATTTTAAACTACGTTTACAAAACAAAACTACTCTTGTAGCTCTTATCTCAGCAGGGTTCCTTATGTTGCAACAATTTGGGCTTCATATCCCAACCAACATTCAAGAGGGTGTTAACACCTTTGTTGTGATTTTGGTAATTCTTGGGATCGTAACCGACCCGACTACTAAGGGCGTAGCTGATAGTGAGCAAGCATTGAACTACCACCAACCACGAAATGATAAGGGAGGATATTGATATGGCAACAGATAACGACATTATCCAATTTGCGGAAGGCTTAGCTGATGCTGGTGTCGGTACCGATGCGGACGGAGCATGGGGAACACAATGTGTTGACCTGCCTAACTCTATCTCAATTAACTTCTTTGGCCGAGCTCTTTGGGGGAACGCCATTGACTTGCTCAACTCAGCGGCAGCAGCAGGCTACGAAGTAGAGTATAACCAAGAAGGCAACCTTGACAGCCGTCCACGCCGTGGTGCTGTATTCGTCATGGACACCACTTACATCTACGGGCACCCATACGGTCACACTGGTCTGGTTATCGAAGATTCAGACGGCTACACCATGCGAACTATCGAGCAGAATATTGACGGCAACGCTGATAGTTTATACGTTGGCGGCCCTGCTCGTTACAATACACGCAATTTTGACGGTATTGTGGGCTGGTTCTATTTCCCAACAGATACCCAATCACAATCCCCTGCACCAACCCCAGCCCCGTTTGATGGTATAATTACTATTAACGAGGAAACCGGAACATTCACAGTTGAAGTATCAGCTCTTAACGTTCGAGCTGGTGCCGGTCTAGGCGCTGAAATCGTGGCAGTCTATGGAGCTGGCGAAACTATCAACTATGATGGCTGGTGTGACGTTGACGGCTATATCTGGATTAGCTACATTGGCGGGTCTGGAAATCGTCGATATGTCGCAGTCGGTCAATCAGAGAATGGTCGCCGTGTAACGTCATTCGGTTCATTCGCTTAATTTAGACCACGCAAACTAAAAAAACGAAAAGGAGTATATCACCTCCCCTCAGACTGCAGTAGGGATACCATGGCAGTAGTGGTCGAAGCCTCAGCGTTATGCTGGGGCTTTTTTTATTTGCAATAAATTTGGTATAATATACTTACAGCAAAAACGAGATTTTAAAAAGAAAAGCGTCGGGATCTCTACGGGGACCGATACGAAAACAATCTCTATTTTTGACTGTTCAAAGAACTGACGCAAGTCGGGCACCACGTAGAGTGTATGCATGCGCTCATGGTGGTTTTTTTATTTGATGAAGTATAGGATTGTGGTATAATAAAAATGCGCAATGACAACACCCCCACATCCTTTATGGACAGATACGCTCTGACGTGAGGGTTTTTTATTTGATTTACTTTCCTATAGCCGCTACTATATCAATGGATACAGTTAAAGCTGTCGTCTTCGATAAACTCTCTCACCCTGACTTTAATTAGTCGGGGTTTTCTTTTTGCAAAAAAAACTGAATTTCTTTATCAAAAGTGTTGACAAACTATCTTATATGATATATAATATACTTGTAAGATAAAGAAGGGGAGAGCGAAAGAAGTTCTCAAGGTAAAGTAAAATGGCATTAACTCAAGAACAAATCAATCAACTTGTAAAAGAATACAAAATGGCTTATGACGGAGAAGAAGAAGTCTCTGAGGAAAAAGTCCTCAACGACTTACAAGAGTACATGAAAGACTTCACAGATTACGAAGATTTCGACGAAGTTCCTTTTGAAGAATTGATTGACTTTATAGGATAGCCCAAATTAAAAAGGAGAAATAAAATGGAAATCAACAACGACATCAAGAGCCTAATTTTGGAGTACGTAGGGAGATATTTTCGATTTGAAAATGATTTCTACAAATTGCCTGGCATCAAATTCACCGACGCCAATTGGCAGAAGTTTAAGAATGGAGAAACCTCTATCGAGAAGATGGGTGCAGCACGAGTAAACGCCATGCTCGACTGCTTGTTTGATGATTTCGAACTTGCTATGATTGGCAAGGCTCAACATGACTACTATTTGGATAATTCCCTTAAATTAAATATGGCGTTCTATACTTATTACGACCAATTCAAAAAACAACAGCTTCTAAAATGGCTTGAAAATAGCCGTGAAGACATCATAGGCGGTACTGGCAGAATGTATACTTCAAGCGGTAATTTCATTGCTAACGCTTATTTAGAAATTGCGTTAGAATCAAGCTCGCTTGGTAGTGATTCTTATATGTTCCAAATGCGTTTTAAAGATTATTCAAAAGGTCAAGAACCTATTCCGTCTGGTCGTCAAAATCGTCTTGAATGGATTGAGAATAATTTGGAAAACATTCGATAGTGTCCATTTTTATCAAAAAACTAAAATAGTTTGTTAAAAATCGTTGACAAACTATCATATATGATATATAATATACTTGTAAGATAAAGGAAGAGGTAAAGAAAATGGTAACTAAAGAACAACTTAAAGAATATTACAACGCTCACTTAGAAGAGCTCGTTGAATGGGCGGACGACATAGACAAAATATGTCTCTTCGCCTACCTAGACGAAGAGGATAAGTTGTATTGTGGGATTAATCAACTGTCCTACACACAATTCAGAGTTCCGATTCAAGCTGAGGTAGTAGCGGATAATGATTGGAACTACGATTTTTTCAACAATCCATCAGACTATGATGGATGGGATGAAACTTTGGAAGAAATGTTGGAGGAATTAAATGATTAATTTATTAGTGAATTAGTTACGATTAACCGTTCAAATGAGCGGTTTTTTCATGCCGCTTGGCAGCATAGGCTACCAAGTTTTTTTATGCTCGAATAAAGAATTTTAGTATCCTTGATTGAAATGTTGGTCGTGCTTCTCATTATCAGTATTCTCCTTTTGCTCTTTGTACCTAACTTGAGCAAGCAGAAGGATTCTGTTAAAGAGACTGGAAATGCGGCTGTGGTCAAGGTCGTGGATTCTCAAGCAGAACTTTATGAAATGAAGAATAACAAGACAGCTAGCTTAGCCGCTCTTGTTTCAGAAGGTCAAATCACGCAAAAACAGGCAGATTCATACAATGATTATTATGCGAAACATGGTGGCGAAAGCCGCTCAGTGGCCAATTAG